TCAGGCGGGCCCTGGGGGGCCGTGTACGGCCGGCTGAGAGGTGCCGGCGACGGGCCCCCTACTTCCAGTTAGGGGGGCCCGTCCGCCGGCGGTGAGGGACGCCGGCATTGCGGGGGGGAGCTCCGGAGCCGCGTCCCGGGTCGTGGCGAGCTCGTCGAGCCAGCGGACGGCGCCGAGGTCGCCGCCGTCGCGGAGGCCGGCGTAGAGGCCGTGCGTGTCGTAGAGGTGGCGGTGCCAGTCGAGGAGGAAGCGCTCGACCTTCACCGGGTGCTGCTTGATCGCCTGCTCTTGGTGGGCGGTCGCTTCGCACCAGTAGGCGAGGAAGAGCGGGAGCGGGGAGACCGGGATGCCGAGGACGCGGACGCGTTGCTTCTGGTTGAAGAGGTAGACGTGCCAGTTGGCGACGCGGCGCAGGGCCTTGTCGGTGTTGTCGGCGTGCTGCGAGAGGAGCTTGCCGATCATCCCGAGCTTGCGAAGCTGCGTGGCGCGATCGACGATCTCCTGCCGCTCGTCGGCGGACTGGCGGGCGCCGCCGCGCCACGTGCGGTTCCCGAGGTCGTTGTGAGTCTCGTCCCAGACGAGCTCGCCCATCGGCTCGTAGTTCTTGCCGCGCTGCTTGACGCCGTAGCTGAACGCTTCGTACACGTCGGTCGTGAACGTGAAGCGGCGCTCGAGCTCGCCGGCGACGCGCGCGACGGTCGCGCGTGAGGCGACGCGCAGGATGCGCCGCGCGATCCGCTCGAACGCGTCGGGGTAGAGCTCGATGTTGGTGACGACGTAGCCGCCGGTGCGGAGCCGGCGGACGATCGAGCGGACGCCGTACAGGGTCTTGCCGGCGCCCATCGGCCCCTCGACGTAGACGATGCCGCCGCCGACCTTCACGGTGCGACCAGGGCGAGGATCGCGAAGGCGACGACGATCAGGATCGGGCCGAGGAAGAAGAGCAGCAGCGAGAGGACGGCTGCGAGCGCGATCGCGTTGGCTGCGAGCTCGCGCATCAGTCGATGGCCTTCACCCAACGGAGGAGGAGGCCGGCGACGTACCAGACGATCAGCGCGGCGATGACGAAGGTGAAGATCTCTTCGATCGTCGTGACCGGGATCCACCAGGCGATCCAGCCGGCGACGGTGGAGACCTCGGAGGGGAGAGAGGGCGAGCTGGGCATCGCGGGCAGCAGGCCGAGCACGAAGCCGACAAGAGCGGCGAGCGCTGCTATGGCGGTGTTGATCACGTAGATGATCGCGTCCATCATCAGCGTGCCGAACTGTTTGATCCAGCAGAGGATCTGGTCGAGGATCGAGAGCATCGGTCACTCGATCCCGTCGGGTTCGGCGTCGGTGACTTCGGCGTGCTTGCCGAAGATCAGGCGGCGGCCGAGGATGAAGATCGTGGTCAGCCACAGCAGCCACGCTTCGAGGGTGCGGAACCAGCCCATATAGGTGTCGGTGTTGACGCCGGCGATGTTGCCGAAGTCGATCGCGAGCGTGCTGCCGTGGCTCCACGGCTGGTTGGTGAAGTCGGGGAGCGTGAACGTCCAGGAGGGCGCGACGGGCGTGACGTTGATCGCGGAGAGGACGCCGCCGACGTAGCTGCCGAACCCGAACGGGAACTTGCTGCCGAAGTTGAGCGTTTCGAGCGGTGTCCAGTCGATCGCGCGCACGGTGCAGGGGCAGCCGCTGGTCGAGCCGGGGCCGGGTGCGGTCGCCGGTGTGGGAGGGGTGTACGAGTCAGGGATGTGGACGAGGGTGATCGTCGTGGTCGCGGATGGGTCGACGAGCACCGGCGTGGAGGGCCAGGTGACGGGTGCGCCGGTGACGACGTTGTAGACGCCGACGACGGCGCCGGCGCCGCTCGCGGGTGTCACGTCGATCTCGGTGATGAGCTTCGCGCGGAGGTTCGGGTTCGCGCTTGTGCTCGCGTCGGTGTAGGTGATCGTGCCGAGGAAGCCGCGGCTGCGGAGCCGGTCGGCGTACTGGTCGTACGTTTCGGTCGGGAGCGGCTGCGGGAGCGCGAACGCGGCAGGTGCGCCGGTTGCGGTCTTCGCGCCGCCGTCGGTGGCGGTCGGACCGGACGGGCACGACCAGGCGTTGTAGTTGAGCATGCAGTCGACGTACGACGGCAGCGCCGTGTCGGGGGAGCCGGTCACGTCGCCGCGCGCGGTCGCGAGCTGCGACACGGTCATCGACCCGCTCGGCGCCGGGCTCATCGTCGTGGTTTGATCGACCTTCTGGTTTGTGAACGTCTGCGGAGAGGCTTGGATGAGGTCTTCCGCCATCGTGCGTTGGCGCCAGACGCGGACGTAGCAGCCGCCGCCGCTGTACGTGACGGTGCCGTTGCCGTACGAGCCGCCGAGTGCGCCGCTCGTGAAGCTTGCGCAGTCGCCGGAGGAGAGCGGGACGAGCGTGCCGGAGCTCATCGCTTGGACGGCGTTCCACTCCTGCTTGAGCTCGTTGACGATGGTGGCCTCGCAGCCGGTGCCAGGGCCGGAGAAGCCGACCGGGTCCGCGATCACGCCGCCGCCGATCGCGTGGCGGGTGTTCCCGAAGCAGTCGGTCCAGCCGCCGCCTTCGGTGGGTGAGAAGTAGGTGTCCTTGCCGTTGACGAGCGCGACGGATGCGGGGTTCGTCGCGGAGAGAGCGCCGAGCGAGTTGCAGGAGCCGCCGCCGGCCGCGCAGACGTACTCGTTGGTGACGGCGACGTTGCTGACGGTGACCGGGCCGCCTTCGAGGTGGAGCCACTTCGTGTCGATCGTGCGGCCGATCTTCCAGCCGATGTCGAACCCGCCGGCGGCGAGCGTGAGCCCTCCGAGGACGGTCGCGAGTTGCGGGAAGCGGCCGGCGTCGGCGGCGGCGTTGAAGAGGTCGCCGGCGACCCACGCGGGCGGGCTCATCCCGGCCGCCTGGTAGCCGTCCACGGTCGCGCCGTCGAGGACCGACGTGAACTCGGCCTCGTAGGTGCCGGAGAGGTAGTACTGCGGGTCGCCCGTCGCGACGTCCGCTCGCGCCGGGCTCGCCGTCAGTGCGCCTCCGCAAAGCGCGAGGACGACAGCGACGAGCCCGATACGCGCGAGCGTCCGCATCGTGCGTTAGCGGCGCCGTCCGCCGATCCCCGGCAGCCGGTGACGGCCGATGAACATCGCGATCAGACCGAGCGTCGCCGCGGCGACCGTCGCAGCGGCTGCGTACGGCCACACGCTCGCGAGCGCGCTTGCCCATCCGGAGAACAGCGCGTTGCCGTACTGCGACACGTCGATCGTCGGCGGTGTCACCGTGCCGTACATCGCCGCGTACGCGACGCTCACGGCGACAACCGTCACGAACGCGCCCGTCCGCCTGCCGTGTGTCGCTAGCACCTTCCGCATCCCCTCACCTCCTCTCACCTCTCGTGGCTGTCGGTTGCACGGTGGGTCGGCGCCACCGCGAACGAGCCCGTCATGCCGACCGTGTCCGAGCTCGTTCGAGCTGGCGTCACTCGTCGTCGCGGCCGAACAGCGTCCCCTCGTTGTCATCAACCAGGTCGCGTTCATGGTCGGCGGGACGACGGTGGAGAGGACGAGCCCGAGCACTACGCGCCCCAGCCGAGCATGTCGCGGATGAAGTTGACGATCCCGAGCGCCATGCCCATCGCGAACATGAGCACGACGCCGAGCGCGAACCCGGCGAACAGCACCGTCATGCCGGCGCTGACGAGTTGGCTGTCGGTCATCCGCGCACCCGGAACCAGTCCCACGTCCGGTGCCACTGGCCGGCGATCAGCCCGACGAGCGCGATCCCGGCGAGCAACCAGACGCCGACCCACACGAGCTGCATCCGGTCAGCGTCCTCCTGCGCGAACCCGGCGAGGTACGTCAGCCGCTCGCAGACAGCAAGCGAGTTGCCGGTCGAATCGACGTTGCAGTCGTACGTCCAGCTCGGCGACGCGGCCGCCGAACCCGCAGCAGACGCAGCAACGATCGTCAGCGCGGCGACCGCGAGTCCGAGCCTGTATCGAGCCCCGTGTAGGCGGGGAGCACGCAAGGTGTGTAGGCACCTCCAGTAGTTGCCGGTCGCATCCTAAACAGTCGCCGGACGTTGTCAAGGCCCTCCTTCACGGGTGCTTGACCGGCGGGGCATCGCCCTTCCGCCGGCTCGCGTGTCAACCGACCGTCGGACGGGGGATCTCTCGCTCCGCTCGAGACCCGGCCTGCGGCCGTTCCCGCCGTCCGAGGCAGTTGACACCGCCGGCTCCAAGGCGAGAAGCGCCCCGTCAAGCACCCAACCGAAGGAGGACTCGATGAGCACCACCGACGACGGCAAGAGCTACCCCGGCAACCTCACGGACTGGCGGACGAAGCGTGAACTCGCCGACAGCCTGACGGGCGCGCTCGACGCCGACGACTCGAACGAGAAGCACACCGCGGCGGTGTGCGCGGTGATCGACGCGGGGTTCGCGGAGCTCGCGAACATGCTCAACCAGCTCACGTACCTCTACAAGAAGGGCGGCCGGTGATGGCAGCGCTCACCCCACGGGATCGCGACCACGAGCTCCGCAAGATCGCGCTCTCGCTCGTCGCGATCGACCCGGCGTTCGCGCGGACGTGCAGCGCCGCGCTGAACACCTACGCGCGGCGGCGGAAGCTGACGCGCGCGAACTACGTCGCGGTGCGGTTCGCCGACATGATCGACGACGCGATCGCTCGCGTCGAGAGGGGAGAGTGATGATCCGGACCGTCGCCGACCTGCAACGCGAGCTCTTCTCGATCGACGCCCGCATCCCGGTGAGCGCAATGACGCCCGACGGAACGGTGTACGTCATCGCGCAAGTCACCGTCGAGCCCGACGACGACGACGTGACGACGTTGTGCCTGGACATCTCGCGACCAGCGCCGAGATAGCTGAGGCCGCCTGATGGCCTCCTACAGACCGCGCGACGGGAAGCTCGTCGGGACGCACCTGCCGCGGCTCCCGGTCAGCGAGCTCGTCGCGCACGAGCACTTCGACCGGGACGGCCATCTACTCTGGTCAGTCCCCGTGTTGACCACTGACCGCAGCGTGCTTGACCGGCTTGCCAGCGCGCTCCGCGTCCCGCTGCGGATCATCGTCGATGACGCACCGGACGGCGACGGCTGACCGGTGGACACCCGAGTTCCGCGCGTGGCTCCGCGCCTACATGGGCGGGGCCAGCGCGGAGCTCCTACGCGAGCTCGACCAGCTCGCGATCGCCGCGGCCCGGAACATCCGACAGCGACGGGAGCCGCTACGCTGCCCATGCTGCGACGCGCGCATCGCGACTTAACATAATCCCGCGCGTCGGGCACGATCATCCTTACGCGCTCGCGGTGTGTAGGCACCGCGGGCGCCCTCCGTTTGCGGGCATCGCACCAGCGCGCGCGCGGCCGGCGAGTAAAGCGCGAAGAGGAGCAGCGCGGGGAGCAAGTAGCGCCACTGCACCTGGTCCGCGTGACGGCCGAGCACCGCGCCGAGAGACGGCTCGCCGACGAGCGCGACGAGCCCGGCGCACAGCGCGGCGGCGCCGGCGTCGAGGCGTCGCGCGCGCGCAGCGAGCGCGATCGCGAACTCCAGGCCAGCCACGAGATGGAAGGCACACACAGCACCGATCGTCAAGATCTGCGTAGGCGACCACTTAGATCTTCGGCCGAACCGGTAGCCGACGAGCGCGGCAACGGCGCCGAGTGCGTCCGCGCCGGCGTGACCGACCACCCACCCCGGCGGCGTCACCACCAGCACCGCGAACGCGAACACGACGAGCCGACGCTCGTCCCGTGCCCCGTACAGGACAACGACCGGAAGCAGCGCTGCGGCGGCGATCGAGAGCGCACGGACTCCATCGAGGCCGGCGACCTCGCCGCCGAGCGCCGCGACCGTCGAACTCCACCAGGCGTGACCGTGCGCGTACAGATCGGTGTCGGGGACGAGGCGGCCGTCGCGCGCGAACGTCGTCCAGGCGGAGCGCGCGGCGAACAGCAACGCGAACACGCCTGCGAGCGCAGAGCGACGACTCACGCGGCCCATGCGTCGGCCAGCTCGCGGAGCCGCGGCGCGATCGGGATCACCAGCCGTTGCGCCGACCGTCCCGGCTGCACCGCGATCCCGAGATCCCGGAGCTCGGATTCCGCCCGCTGTCGTGCGCGCAGCGGCATCGCGTAGAGGCCGTGAACGAGCACGCCGGTCAAGCGGTTGCGTTGCGACCATGAGCAGACGCCGGCCTGGGCGAGCTCGGCGAGCCGATCGATCGCGCCGCCGGCATCGACGATCGCGACGGGCGGCGCGGACTCGAACACGGCGAGCCGACCGAGGAAGCGCGCACGGAGGTCCGAGGTCGCGAACTGCTCGACCGTCTGCTCGTCACGCTTCTTCAGCCGAAGCTGCCGCTCAAGCCGAACGCGCCGACCGGGTTCGTCGGTGCCGCTCTCCAGCCCCTTGTCGTACGCGCGGTGCTGGATCGCCCGACCGCTGGTCACCGCAACCGACTGCACGCGCTGGCCCTTCGCGTGAATCGAGGTCTCGTGCCACGGGACGTTGACCGCGCCGAGCGCGATGAGAAAGGCGTGCCCGTCGCGGCCGTCCTCGAAGCGGAGCTCCGCGGCGAGGTCGGCCCGCCCGACCGCCGGCTGCGCCTCCACCCGCACGCCGAGCTCGGCGAGCCGCTCCGCCGTCACTCGTGCGGCCAGGGGGAGCCGACCCGCCGGGACGAGCGAGTGATCGTCTTCGCCGTGGAGCAGCGCCGCGACGCGGCCCTCCACGTAGACCAACCCGTCCGGCAGCAC